TATGCAGTTTAACTCAACACTTGTTGAGGAAGTAGAATTCATTGTAAAAAATCGCAAGATTGATTACATGGATGCTGTCATTATGTGGTGTGAATTGAACAACCATGAGATTGAGTTTGCAGGTGATCTTATTCGGCGGCATGCTGTTCTTAAATCTAAAATTCAGTTAGAAGCAGAAAATCTCAACTTCATGCGAAAGAGTTCTCGGTTACCTATATGAGTACAGCATACGATGTTTTTAAAGATTACATTGCGCTGAAGAATCACTTTACAACTAAGTCGTATGACTACTTTAAGTATCAAGGTAAATCTCGTTCAATTACACCCGAGAAATACAACCAAAGAAAAGACAAAGTTTTCTTTATGAAATTAGCGAAACACAAGGACCCTAAACATTTCCTTGTTGCCAATTTCATTGAAGGAGATACATGGATTGGTTCGCTTGCATATAATGAACAAGCGCAAAACACATATACCAATTGGTTAAAGCGAACACAATCGCTTACCTATATTTTCAAAAACGAAATAGAAAAACTCAATGATGATTGCAATTCAAACTTCATTGTTGAAGATAATCAACACCCATTTGCTTTAAAATTATATCTGCGAAAAGAGATTTCTATCGAAACACTAGTCATTCTTATTGACGTTGTTAGATGTTTTTCTCATTGGCAGAAGCAATTAGGTGATGACATTGTATGGAAAGAATTGTCTCACAAATTAGTGAAATACAAACCTTTCCTGCAATATGATCGGGCAAATTGCAAAAAGATTTTGCTTGATCATTTCAAGAATGCATGATAGAATGCATATATAATGTGTCAAAGATGATACGTTAACCTGCATAATCGCGGTTTGTGCATCAATGATGATACATTAAATACAAAAATACTTTTCATACAAAATATACGGAGACTACATATGGCACTTTCATTCGCAGAAATGAAGAAATCTCGTCAAAATACACTTGAGTCGTTGACCAAGGAATTGACAAAACTCCAGACGCCCAATGGCGGCGCAGACGATGATAGTCGTTTCTGGAAACCAACTGTTGACAAAGCAGGCAACGGTATGGCAACTATTCGCTTCCTACCTCCTATCGCTGGTGAAGATATGCCTTTTGTGCGTATGTTCTCACACGGGTTTAAAGGCCCGACCGGTTTGTGGTATATCGAGAACTCATTGACTACTCTCGGTAAGAATGATCCTGTTTCAGAATATAACTCTGAATTGTGGAATTCGACCACTGATGATGCATCACCCGCTCGTAAACAAGTGCGTGATCAGAAGCGTAAGCTGAACTTCATCTCGAACATTTATGTCGTGAAGGACAGTGCAAATCCTGCAAACGAAGGCAAGGTATTCTTGTATCAGTATGGCAAGAAAATCTTCGACAAAGTCAACGAAGCAGTTAAGCCTCCTTCACAATTTGAAGATGAAAAACCTATGAACCCATTTAATTTGTGGGAAGGTGCAAACTTCAAATTGAAGATTCGTCAAGTTGAAGGTTATCGTAATTATGACAAAAGTGAATTTGAAGCTCCATCACCTTTGAGCAATGATGACGATGTTCTCGAAACCATTTGGAAGAGTGAATATCCATTGCAAGAATTGGTCGGTCCTGATAAGTTCAAGTCGTATGACGAACTTAAGGCAAAGCTGGTTCGTGTATTGGGTCTTGATGGAAATCCTATGGTATCGCGTAACAGAACAGCAGAGAACAACTCGTATGATACAAATGTAGAATCTGCACCTAGTCAGCGAACTGCGACCGCTCCTAAAATTGAATCTTCTTCATTCGCGGATGACGATGATGACAATATGGAGTTTTTCAAGAATCTTGCTGATGGAGACTAATAGTTCAGAAATGAACGTGAAGGGAGAGCTTAATTGCTCTCCCTTTTTTATTAAGTAAATATTCCGGAATTTTGAAATATAGTTTGTTCAAATACAGTTGCCGCAGGATACGGACTATCAGTTCCTGCGGTAGGATAACCAGTTGTTTCACTATTATACATGACAGGTTGCGATTGCACAGGTTTTTGTGATTTTGTTTTAGTAGGTGCAACTTTTGCTGCCATAAATGTTTTTGATGACAAATCACTCAATGTTTTACCTATAGATGATACCATCGAAGATAACGAAGAACCTATTTCACTAATACCACTTAATCCCATATTTGCTGACATACCTTTGACAGGTTGATTGCCGTTTAACATACTTTCATGGCTTGAACCTATATTTCCTCCGCCGACATTTCCTCCTGTTGTCTTATCATTTTGTGCCGTTTCTTGATTAGGTGGCGAGTAACTAGCATTTTGAGCGACTGCTGGTGAACTAGTTTGTTGTTGAACTATTCCCGTATTTTTGAAACGAATTATATCTGAAATAAATTTAATTTCATCTGCTTTTAAAGTTATTTCATCAGTCTTTGAATTTTCATTCATAGAATATGATGTTGGTGATGCTGCACCAAAACTTCTTTGACCTTGAAATCCGGATGGAGATATAAATTCTCCAATTGATTTCATGTTGCGAAACAATTTATAAAGATCATAAATTGTTTTTAATCCTTTAGCTTCTCCTAAATACGGCACAAAATATGATAATACATTCAACATATCCATTGTAGATATGGGTTCATTAGGCAATGCATTATCACCGACCGCAAGCCCAGGAGCTCCTTGATATTTCCACCAATCTTCAGGTACTAATCCTTGCGAAGCAGCTGCGGGTAACTCGCCCGGATGTTCTTTTTCGGGGGGATTAGGATTATTTGCAGGTGTTTGTGGTTCAGGCTTGAAAATCGGTTTAGCATCTGGTATTAGCGGCTCGGGATTATTCGCAGGTATCAGTGGTTCGCTTGGACCAGGTTTGAAAATTGGTCTAGAATCAGGTCCCTGCACAGTTATGGGCGGGGTTTCAGGGGCCGGGTTATCTAAAGGTTTAGGAGTCTCTGCTGGCTGTGCAGGTTCAATAACTGGCTTTGGAACAGGTGCGGGTGCTGTTCCTGGAATAACTGGTTGATCCGCAGGTGCAGGTTCTCCTAATGGTATTGGTTTTGTAATAGGGGGTGCTGCAGGTATAGGTGAAGGTTTTGTTATAGGTGCAGGCTGAGCCCCCGGGATTTGTTGCGGCTGTGGCACAAATATTTCACCAGGAACCGCTTGTCCTTGACGCTGGCCCTGTCTTTGTCTTTGTGGTTCTTCTTCTTCGTTACCTGGTCTATTTCTTCTTCTTTTTCTTCCATCATCAGATTCATCTTTGCTGTCATCATGATTACAGCAGCAAGGATTCAAAACTTTTACAGGTATATAGCCATTATCATCAAAAAATTTGTCTAAATTAGGCATACCGCTAGTTTGATGCTTAAATAGATTTTGATTCTCAGATAAAAAATTGTAAATTAAATCTAATTCTAATGCAGCATTTTCATTGAAAGCATTTGCTTTCACTAATTGAGAATTAATATCATCAATCTTGTTGCTTAAATTTTCGTTTTCTTCTTCCATTTAATTACCTATCAAACCCATGGATTGCGTGCTAAAGTAGCATCGTCAAGCATGTCAAACATATCATGGAACGCAGCCCATGGTTCATCAACTGGCGGCGCAGATGATTTAACGTTTATGATTGACGCAGAAGAAACAGCAGGAGCTACTGTCGGTGCTGCCGGAGGTTTATTCAGCTCTAAAGTAGTTGATGCTGATTTTGATGCTATATCAGCATGAGGACTAAATTCATCAGAATTTGACGCTAATTTAGTGCCTGGTTTTATTATATCAACTTCACCCCTTTTAAATCCCTCGACTTGATGCATTGCTTTTAGCATCGAATCTCTTTGTTCTGATGACAATTGAGATAACAAAGTGTTTGGCGAAACACCTATTGCTGATGCTACGCTATTAATATACGCTTGAGTATTGTTTTCAGAAGGTGGCGCATATCTAGATATTGCCTGAGCAATAGTCATTCCTTGATACCCCTTTCCTTCGAACAATAAGGATTCTTGTGCTTTTTCGCCGGTTTCAAAATTTGGAAATATTGCAAATCTTCCATCAGATCCTATAGCTCCACGTCTGATAGCAAAATCACCGTATTCTATATTCCCTGGATTGTTATTTCTCCAATTTCTAGCGCCAGTTCGTTTTTCAATTGTTCCGTCAGCCAATTCAACAACGTTATATCCTGCACCCGCTTCTTGTATTTTAGCAATTGCTGAACCACTATCGCCATATGTCACGCCACCCATTGATGGATTGTTTATTGCGCCAGATCCGCCGCCATTCATTGGTATAGCAGATTCTTGAGGATTGAATGATACAGTTGATAAATCGCCGCCCATACTGCCCCCGTATGAACCCGATGAACCTGATGAAGCATTACTACTCTGATCTATGAACTCAAATTTACCTGCTTCGTATGTGATTTCTTTCGCAACAAAATTGATTTTTCTTGCAGTAAGTATAGTGTTATCAGTGTTGTCTTTTGTTATACCGTAATTACCTAATGCATTATCAGGTTTTCTGTAACTCATATTCTCTAATACTGGACTATCTTCATCACCAAAAACACTAGGATATTTGCCGCCGCCCACTCCACCTTGTCCAGGCATACCCAAATCAGGCATATTCATAAGGGCGCCACGACCGCCACCAGAACCGGGAGGTCTAGCATAAGGATTTTCTAAAAATCTAGTTAAACTACTAGGTAGTTTTGGTGTAGATGGAGTCGTAGTTATTGCTCTGGGTGTAACGGGTTCTGGTGGGACTCTAGTTATAGTAGGCAATCTTGTTGCAGATTGTGTAGCAGTTGACCCGGGTGCTATCACGGGATTAGTTGTGATCAATGGAGCAGAACTTACGCTGGGGTTATTTCCTACAACTGCAGGATCTTTTGCAGCAACTACAGTATTGGGAGTTACAGCAGGAGTTGGAACAGTTTGTGTTGATATAGCAGCAGGTAATTGACCCACGCTCATTGAAACTCTAGGATCAACAGGCAATGACATTGCATCAGCAGGTGCTGTAACTTCTTCTTCAGCAGGATGAAATTTTGAAGCAATATATGCAAGAGCTGGAACAACTGCAGGTATAATATCTGCAAGATATTCTTTGAAACTTTTAGGTTTATCTTTATCTTTATCTTTGTTTTTATCTTTATTTGCAGTATTGTCTGTTGTAGATTCTTCATCACAACAAGGATTAATTACCTTGACTGGGATGTATCCATTTTCATAAAAATATGTATCTAAAGATGAGACATAAGGAACAGGTCTCATAGTTTTCAATATTTCATAGATGTCATTTAATCTAATGGCACTATCTTCAGAATAATCAGTCATCCGTTTAATTTGTGACGATTGATCAGTTAAACGCATTTTGAATATGCCATATGATTGCGCGTCATATGAACTGGAAACTGTATCATCCTTATTTGAAACAGGTTTAGACGCCGTTGCAGGTTTTGCACGGCGTCCTATTTTTTTATTTTCTGGTGGTATATTATTGTCTGCCATAGTTATTGAGCACCTGCCGCCATCTTTTGTTTCTCTTCCAGTTCTTCAAGGTATTTCCTGAGCATATCAAGATAAATATCACGTTCAAAAGGAATCATATTTTCTATATCTTCTAGAGAATATTTATGGTGTTGCAGTAGTGCAAAATTGACGTTATAATAATTTTCTAAAGTATTATGATTTAAACTAAGGTAAAAAAATCAACTAACGATGTCATCAGAATTTTTCTTTCTGTGCCTTTTGAGTTAGTATATTTTATTTCGTAATTTAAACGTGGCATGTTTAACACGAATTTCCGCATCTTGTCATATGACAAAGAATCAAATTCATCTTCTAGATATTGTTGTAGTTCAGCTTTTGGCACATCACGAATTTCAAATATCTCGTCACCTTGAAATATTTTATCGACACAATTTGCAATCAGCATATCAAAATACTTGTTCATATCAGTTTGAGTGAACTCATCATCAGTCATAAGTGAAGATGGCGCATATTTCATAACAACAACTATGTCATCATTTATTTTAATATTCTTGTCAATATTCTCGGGAAATTTAACTGAAACTTCATCTAAATTAACTTCAAATTCATATGATTTGTCATCTTCTGAATCTATATAAGAAACCTTAGATATATTGCTGATTGAGTATGCACGAATCTTAATAAACAAATATTCAATGTCGAAAGTTGTTAAACTATCAATATCAATTTTATCGTCCATGATACAATTATTGACAACTTGTCTAACTGCAGTTAATGCGTCTCTAGGATCTCCACCGCTTTTTGCCATAAGAAGTATTTTTTCTTCTTTAACAAGCATAGGACGAATTTTGATTTTTTTATTTGTTGATGGTATAGTCACATCAAACAGCGGGTGACTAATTTTAGGTAAAGCCATAATTTACTCCATTATTAAGTTATTGTGGTCCTATTACAGTAGAACCCATATTCGCAGACGAAACAGAAACACTTTCTGAATACCAATCAGTGTATGTAAATGCTACAGGTATTTTCATATAATCGTTTGTATCATTCCAATTTAATTGTATGTCACCCATATCAGTAGGATATGCGTTTCTTAATACTACCTTAATTATTTCATCCGTATTCTCTTTAAATACATGAATTGATATATCAGTTATGTAGTTATCTTTATATGCTAGCTCATATGATCTTGATGAGCCAGTTCCATTAGATTTCAAATTTTTCAAATCGCCATCCCGAACATCGAAATTATGGATCATTCTTATCCAATTATAGAAAAATGAATGTATTGCACCTTTACTATCACCCATGAACGTCATTGATACATTATTGAAAGATGAACTAGAAGGTCTTTTTTCTGTAACACCATAGCCATATCGTCTAATTTGGGTAGTTTGTAGGGAAACACCGGGCAAGTTTGAACTATCACACCATAACTCTACGTATCTTGCTGTATTTTTAAGATCAGAATTTCCACTAAATCCTACAGGGTAAGGCATTCTTACAAAAAACTTATTGTTTCGTAAAATGCCGTTAGCATTCAAATGAGACGTGAAATTTGCTATATTAAATCCAGACATTTTTAAAACTGCTTTGAAGAATTGCGGTAAACTTTTGACTTGTCGGCGCCAACGAATTGTTCAGTTGGCAATAATATAGTGGTATCCCATTCAGCAGGTGTTATGTAAAAATAACGCGATTTCACATGACTGTATAAATAACGTTTGACACAAGGTCTGAAATAACTAAACTGTGACGCACTTTTCAATATTCTGTAATTGATATTAAGTTTTGTTGTGTCATCATTATTTTTATTATTTATCGTAGAATATAAAGCATCCATTAATTTGGCTCTTGCAAGAGGTGAAATATAATGTAGGTTGATACCTAAGAATCCATCAGGATACATTTCAATCGGGAACACCAATGGAAATCTATCCCAATAAGGTAATTCGTCTTTATACTTCGCATCGTAATAAAACATATACATTCTGCCAATAGAAAATTTATTCATATTGTTAACTAAACGATCTTTATCAGCAGCTAAATTGCTTTTTGTAATATTGCCTAGTTTCTTAGTATTGTTCAAAAACCATGAACGTGCTTCGTTGATTGCGGAACTTTCAACAGCTCCGACTTTATTCATACTAGCAATTTTTTCGAACGTATATGCTACCATTTGATATTTAGTTCTTTCTCTGTCATGATAAGGAACCTCCATTTTCGGTCAGCACAATATTCACTTGCTGCTTTCCATTTTGCTTGGTTTACACCCCAAGTCATGACTTCGTTGATGTATGCTTTATTTATCGTTTTTTTCTTGACTGGTTCGACTGTTTGATTTGCTGGTTTAATTTCAACAAGAACAGTTTCGATCACACCTCGTAGGTCTTTCTTATGAA